TGGAACTCATACGTTTAACTATGAACCTATTACAGTAACTCTAAATGGTGAAATAGGAGTTATTACTGCTACAGGACAAGATTTCCAAGCAAAACTTCAACCTCTGTTTAAAGGATCTCTTAAATCGGTACAAGTGACCAATCAAGGATCTTCTTACGGTTCTTCTGATATTATAAACTATGATCGTCAACCATTATTGACTCTTAAAAATGGATCTGGTGCAGAAATCACTCCAATTATCAATAATGGAAGAATAGTTGAAGTTCAAGTTGATAATCAAGGTGAAGGTTACAATGCACCTCCTAATTTAGTCATTACTACTAGTCAAGGTAATTATGGAAAGTTAGTTCCAATTATTAATGATGGAAAAATAACTAGTGTAAGAATTGACAATCCAGGAATTGGTTATACAGGTAGTGTGGGAGTAGCCGTAACGACTGATGCGTCTAATGGACAATTAAGAGCAAAACTTCAAACTTGGACAGTTAATTTATTCCAAAAATATGTAGATATCATTTCTGAAGATGATGGTATTTTGGAAGCAGCAGAAAATGCAGAATTTGGCATTGAATACACTCATTTATATGCTCCTCGTAAATTAAGAGAATCTTTATATGTTAGAGATCAAGATAATAACATAAAATATGGATTATTGGATTTACAAAAAGTTGATGGAGAAGAAGTTGCTGCTCAATACCATTCTCCTATAATTGGATGGGGTTATGATGGAAATCCCATTTATGGCCCATATGGATATGAAACACAAACTGGTGGATTTATTAAAGCTATGGAATCTGGTTATAAACCAGTAACTGCTACTAATAGACCTTCACTATCAAATTTCCCACAAGGATTTTTTGTTGAAGATTTTGAATTTACTAATACAGGAGATTTAGATGAACATAATGGTCGTTTTTGCATAACTCCTGATTATCCAAATGGTGTTTATGCATATTTCTCAACTATTAATCCTACTAGTATTGAAAATTCAGGAGCTTTTAATAGATACAGAAAACCTGAGTTTCCTTATTTGATTGGAGATACTTTTAAGTCAAAACCCAATAGTTTTAACTATGATAAAACTATCAATCAAAAATCATATGATTTAAACAAAACGGAGTATTTTAGAAATACTACTCCATATTCTTTAACTAAGGAATATGCGTCCTATGATTTCTTATATCAACCAAACAAACAAAGAGAGCAATTAATTGATATAAATGTAGTTTCAACTGGATCTATTGATAAAGTAGGTATATTGACAGGTGGAAATAATTACAAAGTTGATGATACTGTTAATTTTGGACAATTGGGTGATAGTCCTCAAAGAGCTAAAGGAAGTGTTTCTAAGGTGGGTGGAAAAATAGTTACCAATATTAGTGTTGCTAGTAGCACTGTATCTGATTTAGAAATTTCTCCATATGATACAAATGGTCAATATATTGCATTCTCTACTTCCCCTCATAACTTTACCAATTTAAATTTGGTTTCTTTATCTGGATTTAATACTTCTACTGATCATTTACAAGGAAGTTTTAATATTGGAGTAAAGACTGAAAGTGTCTTACTTGCAGGAGCTGCGGGAACTACTGCAGCAACGGGAATAGTAACTTATTTTGGAATATCAGGATCACTCTCAAATGATCTTTTATCGATTAGAGAGAATGATATTTTAGGAATTGGAACAGAAACAATAAAAGTTCTTCAGGTAGATAGATTAAATTCTAGGTTAAGAGTTCTCAGATCTCAAGGAATAAGTACCGCAGGGAGTGCTCATACTGCTGGATCTGTAATAACTGAAGATTCGAGGAAATTTACCTTTAAAGCATCTCCCGAAAATGATGTTAAATTTGAATTAAATAAAGAGATTTACTTTGAACCAAAAGAAGCATTAGGTATTGGAACCCTTGCAGGAGTTGGAATTGGAACTACTATTTCATTCTCTAATCCTGGTGCAGGTATTACTCAAATTTTTATTCAAACAGAAGCAATTTATCTTCCTAATCATGGATTAAAGAGTGGAGATATTGTTAACTATAAAACTAATACTGGAGATCCTATAGGTGTATCCACGGATGGTATTACATTGTATAGTCTTCCAACTGATGCTCCTTTGTATGTTGGAAAAATTTCTAATGATTTAGTTGGAATTCAGACTTTCCAAGTTGGTGTTGGAAGCACTGGTACATTTGTAGGTATTGCCAGCACCACGGTTAACAGAGGATTATTGAGATTGACTGGAATTGGTACAGGAGTATATCATAGTTTTAAAACAGTCAAGAATAATGTAGTTAATGCAGAAGGTCATAAGAACACAGTTACTGTGGCTACTGCTTCAACACATGGATTAAAATTTAAGGACAATGTAACTATTGATGTTCAACCAGGAATAGGAACCACGGTTACCGTCAAATATAATGACTTTAATAGAAGAATAGTATTTGATCCAAAATCATTTGTGGCAGGTAATGTTGATATCACTGCAAATACAATTGAGATTACAAATCATGGATTCAATACTGGTGATAAAGTAATTCATACTGCTTCATCTGCTTCAGGTGGATTGGAAGATGAAAAGATGTATTATGTCTTCAAATATTCTACCAGTAAAGTTAAATTATGTTTGAGTAAATATGAATCTGAACAATTTGAACCTGAGTTTGTAAATATAACTTCTGCGTCTGCAGGAACTTTATCTCCTATCAATCCTTTAACTAATCTTTATAAGAACAATACTGTAAGATTTGATCTATCCGATCCTTCCTTAGCCAGTTTTGTTGGTGTATCTTCTTATTCTGCTTTCGATCTTAATCTTTATACTGATGTTAAATTCCAAAATGAGTTTTATTCTACATCTTCAACTACCACTTTTGAAGTATCAAAAACAGGAAAAGTTGGTATTAGCACCGATGCAGGATTAACCTTAAGTGTTACAAAGGATTTACCCAATATATTATATTACAAGTTTACTCCTATTAATGAATCTCTAATTACCGAAAGTAAAAAGGGAATTATTGTTGATAAAGAAATAGAAGGATACAATCAAATTGGTATTGAGGATAGTGTATATTCAGGTGACTTTACTGTAATTGGTATTGGATCTACAAATACATTTACTTACAATTCTTTAACTCGCCCTGAAAGACCCTCGTACAGTGAGTCAGAATCTTTACTAGAATATTCAACTAATTCTAGCACTGCATATGGTGCAATCGCACAAATTAAATTAAAGTCAGAAGGAAGTGGATATCAAGAAATAGTTGGAGTTTCTTCTATTGTTAGTGGTGTAGGAACTGATTCTATTTTAGAACCATCTAGCACTAGTATTGGTAAAATAGTTTCCACTGAAATTGAAAATATTGGATTTAATTATTCTGCTGATAATACGGTAAGACCTGTTGCTAATCTTCCTGAAATATTGCAAATTGAATCATTAACATCTTTTGAAGAAATTGGAATTAGTTCTGCTGGTAAAAACTATACAATAGCCCCTAACTTGATAGTTCTTGATGGATTTACTGGTAAGCAAGTAAAAGATGTTGATTTAGAATATCATATTGGTGATCAGCAAGTTACTATTTTACAGAATACCAAGGGGATGTATAATACTCCCCCTACACTTATACCTACAGGTAATGTGAATGGAATTGGTATTAATACTATCACGTATGATTCTAGCACTCAAGATGTAACTGTTGGTTTAGATACATCTTTTAGTGATGAATCTCCTTTCAGTGTTGGAGATAAAGTTCTAATTGAAAATGTAAGTGTTGGTGTAGGTACTACAGGGTATGGATATAATTCTTCCAAGTATGAATATTCACTCTTTACTTTAACTGCAGTTAATATTCCTCTTGGAGGAAGTGTGGGATTTGTTACTTATAGTTTATCTGGACTTCTACCAGAGAATGCATATCCTGGCAATCAAGATGTTTTAAACTCGGCTGGAGTAATTATTCCTCAAAAATATTTCCCTCAGTTTGATATTAAACTTCAAAAAAATAATTTCATTGAAGGTGAACAAGTTAAATCAGGAAATAAAGTTGGAAAGGTTGAAAGTTGGAATAATGAAAGTGAAAGTTTAAAAATATCTTCATCTGATGAGTTTGACGTTGGAGATTTAATTGAAGGTACGACTTCTAGAACCGCAGGAACCATAGAGTCAAAAATTAATTTTGAATCTGCTATCAAAATTGAGTCTGGATCAGTAGTCAAGAAAGGATGGCAAAGAGAGACAGGATTCCTTAACGATACCCTTCAAAGATTGCCTGATAACTTCTATTATCAAAACTTCTCTTATTCATTGAAATCTAAAGTTTCTTTAGATAAATGGGATGATGCAGTAAGTAAATTAAACCATCCTAGTGGATTTTTGAAATTTAGTGATTTATTAGTAGAGTCAAATTCTGACGTTGCACCTACTTCTGCCAAAGATAGTGATTTAGTGGCTTTCATCGATGCCATTGGAGTGGTTGATGTAAATTGTTATCCAAGTTTTGATCTAGTTACAGAAAACTCTTTGAGTATCAGTGACGCTGAAACTCTATCTGATCAAATATATTTCAACTCTAGAGTTCTAACTGATTATTTTGAATCTGTGGGTAATAGAGTTTTAACCATTGATGACTTTAGTACTTCCTTTAATAGTGATCCTAGATCTACAAGGTTCTCTGTTGCCGATGAATTTCCTGCTACTCAACGATCTAAAAAATTCCTTACTCTGGTTAAAGATAAGACCTTTACTGGCGAACGTCAGACAATGTTGGTTTCTCTTTTACAGAATGGATCTAGCGGTTATATTAATCAATATGGTAGAATAGAATCAGCTGTTGATTTAGGAAGTTTTGATTTTACTATAAGTGGTAATAATGGACAACTTCTATTCTATCCAACCAAATATACTGTTAATAATTATAATGTAAGTACGGTTAGTTTTGATATAATTGGTTTTGCGAATACCACTGGTATTGGTTCAACGACTCTTGGTAATTTTGTTAATATTAATTCTACCCAAACTGCTGTCCCAACAGGAACTGCTACTACAATTGTTGGAATTGCTTCCACATATAGAAGTTCAAAAGTTATTGTTCAGATTAATGCAGATAACGGAAGAATGGAATATGATGAGCTTAATATTCTTCATGATGGAACAACGGTTGATCTTCTTGAATATGGACAGATAACAACTGATGAGGATACTACGGGTGGTGGTGCTGGTTTAGGTACATATACTGCATCGATGGCTACAGGAGATATTATAGTACAGTTTGTTCCTCATACAGGTATTGCTGCATCAGTAGATACAATAAGAGTTTCCATAGCAGATACTGCTTCAGGAAGCACAGGAATTGGAACTCAATTCCTTGGTAGTGGTGATGAAGATATAGCATTTATAGATTCTACATATACAGTTATTAATGCTTCAGGTTCTCCTACAGAAAATTTAATTGCTCAGTATGATATTAACAATACTGAGGAAACTAATGATCATAATGCTGCGTATTATCTTCTTAGTGTAGAAGATGTTACAAATAATCGTTATGAAATGTCGGAGGTTATTGTTCTGAATGATAGTTCAGAAACTTATATGACTGAATATGGAAACATCACCAGTGTTGCAGGATTAGGAACAGTTGGTTCTGCCGTTTCCTCTAATTATGTCAATCTTTATTATACTCCTAACCCAAGCACTCATGTTCAGGTTCGTGTTTTCCAGATGAGTTTGCAGATTGCTGCAGAAAATTCTGCTATCACTTCTGTAGATGAAATTAATCTTAATAATGCATCTATTAATTGTGGATTTGGAGAGTATGAAGGAACTGAGATTGATGTTCTTAGAGCGTTTAATTTAACTCATGATGGGAGAAATATATTCGCAAGAAAATTTGATGGTAGTGATTCTTCTGTAGTAGACTTAACAGAGAACAGTGTTACTATTCCAGAGCACTTCTTTGTAAGTGGTGAAGAGGTCACATATGCTTCTGGAACCAATACTCCTATTGGAATTGCAACAACTACTATTACAGGTATTGGAACTACTACCCTTCTTCCCTCTACTGTATTTGCTATTAAAGTTAATGAGACTACTCTTAAATTTGCTAAGACTGCAGAGGATGCATTAAAAACAGTTCCAAGTGAATTGCATTTAACCGCAGTTGGTACAGGTGTAGCACATACAATAACAGCACGTAATCAAAATACTAAGTGTTTAATTGGTCTGGATAATGCAATTCAACAACCAATTGTTTCTACTGCTGTTACTACTGGATTAGCAAGTCTTATGGGAGTTGCTGCTGTGACAGTAGAAACTACAGGAGTCACATCTATTTTTGGTGGAGATTTGCTCAAGATTAATGAAGAAATAATGAAGGTTAATACAGTGGGATATGGTAGCACTAATATCCTTCTCGTTGATCGTCGATGGATGGGAACAGGATTAGGAATTCATACTGCAAATTCTTTAATTACTAAAGTCACAGGTAACTATAATATTATTGAGAATACTATTAACTTTGTTACTGCACCTCAAGGTCCAACTCCAGTAAGTTCTACTACTAATCCACCTGATAGTAGAGATTGGGTTGGAATTACCACATTCTCTACTTTCCAAGGAAGAACCTTTATGAGAGGAGCAGCTGCAGAGAGTAGCAATAGACCTTATGCAACAAACCAAGTTTTTGATGATATATCTGAAGGATTTACTGGAGTTGGTAAAACATTTACTTTAAAATCTGATGGTTCAAATGCTGTAGGATTCTCTACGAATAATGCATGTATTCTTATTAACGGAATCTTCCAAGGACCAACTGGTACATTGGACACACCTCAAGATTATACATTATCTCAAGGTTCAGGAATTACCACCATAACATTTACAGGAACAGCAACTTCTCTTGCAAGTGATCCTAACAACTCTAATATTCCTGTGGGTGGTGTAGTTGCTTCTGTTGGTTCAACTGGTGGTCTGGGATATCAACCACTTGTTGCTGCTGGTGGAACCGCAATTGTTTCTGCTGCTGGAACTGTTTCTTCTATTAGTATTGGTAATAGTGGATCAGGATACAGAGTAGGAGTTCAAACAACTGTTAATGTTGCGATTCAAACAGGAACTACTATTCAACCACAATTGATTGGTATTGGTACGGCTGCAATTACTGATGGTCACATCACAGGAATCGCAATCACAAATAGTCAAGTCATTTATATACCCAGAGCAATCTATGATGTTGGTTATACTTCTACAACTGGTATCACAACGATCACTACAACGACAGCCCACGGTCTTGCAGTAGGGCAAGAAGTCAAGTTAGCAGGAATTGCATTCACATGTGATTACCTCCCTGCTGTGGGCGTTCAGAGTGCCATATACGACAATACTACAGGTATCATGACAGTCACTACATCTAGTGCTCATGGACTGTCTGTGAGTGGTAAAGCAAGTGATGTGGTACTTACGGGATTAGCATTTACTTGTGCATTAGATGATGGTGCTGCAACTCATAGTTATCCTAGAACAACTGATCCTGCATATTGTGGAACCCCTGTAACAGGAGTTGCAAGTGCTACACAATTTACAATAAATGCAGGTGTATCAACTGTTCCTACATTCTATGCATCAGGTGGTACAATACAACCTGCTTTAATTGCTCCTAGAGACATAAACAATTCTGATAGTGGAACTGATCCTGCTGCTAGTGGATCTACAGTTTTGACTGTGGGTAACAGTACTTCATTTACTGTTAACAGTGGAGTTTCTACTAGAACTCATTTCTATTCTAGATGTGGAACAGTTAATAGGCAAATGGATGTTGTAATTGATGAACCATTATCCTACACAAATATTCCTCTAATTTATAGTGCCGATTCTACCGCAGGAATTGGAACACAAGCCACAGTTGATATTGTGGTTGGACAAGGATCAAGTGTTTCTAGTTTTGAAATAAAGAATACTGGTTATGGATATCAAGATGCTCAAGTGTTGACAGTTCCTAAAATGGGAATCACTGGTATTCCTACTGATCCATCAAAAACTTTTGCAGAATTCCAGATTACAATACAGGATGTATCTACTGATTCATTCGCAGGTTGGCATTTTGGACAACTAGAAGTTCTTGATAAAATTCAAAGTGAATTTAATGGATCAAAGAAAGTCTTTACATTAAAGAGGGATGGTTCTCCAATTACTATTAGAGCAAGAGAAGGATCTAACATTGATGTTCAGTCAACTATTCTTGTATTCATTAATGATACTCTTCAAGTACCTGGTGAAGCTTACACTCTTACAAATGGAAGTATTCTAACATTCTCTGAGGCTCCTAAAGGACGTGAATCTGATGGATCATTTGATGGTGATACCTGTAAGATTCTCTTCTATAAAGGAAGTGGTGATACTGATGTTACCTTTAAAGACGTATTAGAAACTGTTAAAAAAGGAGATACTCTTCAAATTAAAGGTGATGGGGATCTTTGTTCTAATTCAATAGAGGAAGATGTAAGATTGGTAAATGAAATATTAGCAAGTGATATTGTATCCACCAATGCATATACAGGTGTTGGTATTAATGGAGATCCAAATTGTAAGAGAACGGTTACATGGTGTAAGCAAGGTATTGATAAGATTATTAATGGTCAAATAATCAGTAAGAGTCGTGAAGAGTTAGAATCTTTAATTCAACCTACAACTCTTTTATTACAACCTGTTGGACTTGGATCTACCGTAGCATATGTAGAAAATGTGACAACGGTATTTAATCCACTCAATGAAGATCAGACTGCTGCTAAGACTAAACAGATTGCTTTAATTTCTCAAGATTCTATTATTGCCGCAACTGCTAGTGCTACGGTTGGGTCATCAGGAACTATTACTTCCATAACAATTACTGATGGGGGTGTAGGGTATACTACTACTCCTGTAGTAATAGTAGGTAATCCTGTAGGATTAGGAACAACTCAACGAGCTCAAGCAGTTGCAGGGGTAAGTGTAGGAGGAACTGTTTATAGTATTTCTGTTACGGAAGCAGGAACAGGATATACTTCTACTAATCCTCCACAAGTTCTTATTGAAGTTCCTAGTTCAAGTCGTGAAGTGACTACCTCTGATTCTTATTCAGGTGATTTTGGTCAGGTGGTTGGATTTGGAACCACAACTGTTGGAGACTTTAATAGATTTATATTTGATCTTCATATTCCAGGAGATTCTTATCTTAAAGACACCTCTATTGTATCAACCGCAGTAACTGTTAGTGGAATAAGCACAGGTGATTATTTTATTATTAACAACTCTAATATTGGAGCAGGTAACACAACAATTACCTCTTATGATGTGGGAGGTAATTCAATTGGGGTAGGAACTCAATTTATTAATAATGTTTATCAAGTGGCTAATTTCTCCATAGTAAGTGTTGCTAAAACCTCTATTGGAATTGCTACTGTGGGAACAGGAATGACATATATTACTAGAGTATTTTCAATGGTTGATAAATTTAGTGGAGATACATTCTCTTCCTTAGAGATAAAGTTTGATTCTACTGGTTATACATTTGATGCAGGTGGTGGTAATTATACTTCCTATAGTGGAGGAATAACTACTGAAAGTCATATGGGTGATTATAGTTGGGGTAAAATAGAATTAGGAAGTAGAGCTAATCCTGAGTCATTTAATTTCTACGGAGAAAGAGGCACAGGGGGTATTTCCACTTCAGCAATTGTAAGAAGAGTTGCTCCATTAAAATATAAAGATTATTCGTAATAAATACCATTAAACAACTAGCATAAAATGGCTAAAATAGGAATAGATACTGGATCTTCCGCTAATGATGGAACAGGTGATACCCTGCGAGCTGGTGCTGGAGTAATTAATCATAATTTTAATGAAATTTATAATACCTATGGAGATGGGACTAATTTAACTTCGATTGCAGGAACTTTTAAAAGTAATAGTTTAGGTATTCATACATTAAGAAACGTTGGTCTGGGAACTAGTACTTCTACGTCTATTTTAACTGTTTTAGGAAATGTAGATATAAATGGAATTACTACCATCACCCAACTAGGCGTTATTGGAGTAACTACTACTCAACATCTAAATGTTACGGGTGTTATTACTTCAAGTAATTTAAGTGTTGGAGTCATTACAGGAACAAGTGCAGTTGTAGGATCTGGCGTTACTATTGATAATGCTGGTATTAATATTGCGGCTGGTATAGGAACTTTAAAAGATCTTAATATCACTGGTATTACTACTGTTGCCTCTTTCAATGTAAGTGGTATTGGCACTGTATCTAATGTTATCCATACTAAAGATTCGTCAGGTTTAGGAGCAACTGTCGGGGCAGCAGTTGGTGTTGTCACTTATTATGGTGATGGATCTCAATTAACAGGTATTGCTACTCTTCCTTCTAGAGTTGTGGTATCAGGTGCGAGTACATCAATTGGTATAGGAAGCACTGCCAAATTTGATATAGCAGGATATAAATCATATAACTTATTTAAGGTTGGAATTACTAG